TTCTTAAAAGGAAAAAACCTGAGTGCTGGTGATATTGTAGAGTTTGGTGGTGATGGTAAGTACATCATCCTGTCAGAGGGAGACACTATTGACATTCAGTGTAGCTCTGTCAACGCCACCTTCATTATCTCTTACGAGCTGTACATCGCACCCACGAGTAACATTGTACTGTGAGTGATTTAAACATTTCGCTCCTCCCCTGGCAACAGCAAGTTTGGGAAGACGAAACAAGGTTTAAGGTTATTGCTGCCGGACGACGTACGGGTAAGTCTAGGTTGGCAGCGTGGATGTTAATTATTAACGCGTTGTCTGATAAGCCTGGCGGTGTGTTCTATGTAGCACCAACGCAAGGGCAAGCGCGTGACATCATGTGGTCTACATTGTTTGATTTAGCGTCACCAATAATTAAAGGGCAAAACGTTAACAACTTAACCATAACCCTAATAAATGGCGCAACTATTTCTTTGAAGGGTGCTGACCGCCCCGACACTATGCGTGGTGTGTCTTTGAAGTTCTTAGTCATGGACGAATACGCTGACATGAAGCCGGACGTTTGGGAAGTTATTCTACGTCCCGCACTAACTGACCAGAAGGGTAGAGCTGTATTCATCGGCACACCTCAAGGTCGTAATCACTTTTACGATTTATATCAATATGCAGAGATAGGAGACGATGACACTTACAGGGCTTGGCACTTTACGTCTTACGACAACCCACTACTTGATTCAGCGGAAATTGATGTCGCGAAGAAGTCGATGTCCAGCTACGCGTTTCGTCAGGAGTTTATGGCTTCGTTTGAAGCGAGAGGCTCGGAGATGTTTAAGGAGGAGTGGGTTACGTTTGTCAACGATGACGTTGACAATTCGGGAGACTACTACATTGCAGTTGACTTGGCAGGCTTTCAAGACGTCTCTAAAAAACGTTCTAAAAACTCGCGGCTAGATAACACAGCTATTGCTATTGTTAAAGTAGATGAAAGTGGTTGGCTTGTTGAGAACATCATCTATGGACGCTGGACGCTAGAAGAGACAGCGCAGAAGATATTCCAAGCCGTACGTGAGTACAAACCTGTCAGTGTTGGTATCGAACGTGGTATTGCTAAGCAGGCTGTCATGTCACCACTAACAGATATGATGAAGCGTGACAGCTTCTTCTTCAGAGTGGTAGAGCTAACACACGGCAACCAGAAGAAGACAGATCGTGTTATGTGGGCGCTCCAGGGTAGGTTTGAGCATGGGCTTATACGACTTAAGAAGGGTGAGTGGAACAGTTGCTTCTTAGACGAGCTGTTTCAGTTTCCAGATTCATTAACACACGACGATTTAATTGACGCACTGGCATACATCGATCAGCTAGCTAAAGTAGCATACTCCGGTTCTTTAACTGAGTATGACGAATTCGACGCATTAGATTCCGTAGCAGGGTACTAACTATGAAAGATTATAACGAAGGTGAAGGTTCAGTCATTATCCAAGAGAGTTTAGAAGACTGGGTAATGTACAAGTGCGACGAATGGCGCGATCACTACGAAAACAACTACAGCGAGAAGTTTGAAGAGTATTACAGATTGTGGCGTGGTATCTGGGCGTCAGAGGATAAAACGCGAGACAGTGAACGTTCGCGCATTATAGCCCCAGCATTACAACAAGCTGTCGAGTCCTCGGTAGCAGAGCTAGAAGAAGCTACGTTTGGTCGTGGTAAGTGGTTTGACATTAAAGACGACAAAGGTGATCCAGACCCCGCTGACGTTGTCTTCTTAAGAGAGCAGCTGCATACAGACTTCAACAAGACAAAGATACGTAAATCCGTAGCAGAGTGTTTGATTAACGCTGCTGTATTCGGTACAGGTATTGCTGAAGTTGTTTTAGAAGAGATTAAAGAGATGTCACCGGCTACACAGTCGCTAATGGATGGTGACCTAACCGCAGTTGGTGTTAACATTCGTGACCGCGTCGTAGTTAAGATGCGCCCTGTCATGCCTCAGAACTTCTTAATCGACCCTGTTGCAACAAGCATTGATGAAGCACTAGGTGTGGCTGTAGATGAGTTTGTGTCTAAGCACACAGTCGAACAGTTGCAAGAGAGTGGTGTTTACTACGACGTACCCATCGCTAACGCCCCTTCAGACTTCGACCTAGAGCCAGATCAAGAGTTATCGGTATTTGAGCAAGACAAAGTACGCCTAACTAAATACTACGGTTTAGTCCCACGTTACTTGTTAGCGAGTGTTGAAGAAGACGAAGACGCCCTACCGCCAGAAGATGAAGACTCGTATTACGTAGAGGCTGTTGTGGTTATTGCTAACGGTGGTGTGTTGCTTAAGGCGGACGCAAACCCGTACATGATGCAAGACCGTCCTATTGTCGCGTTCCCTTGGGACGTAGTACCTTCACGCTTCTGGGGACGTGGTGTCTGTGAGAAGGGGTATAACAGTCAGAAGGCGTTAGACGCTGAGCTACGCGCACGTATTGACGCCCTAGCACTTACAGTACACCCTATGATGGCTATGGACGCTACGCGTATCCCACGCGGTACTAAGCCTGAGGTACGTCCTGGCAAGCTACTGCTAACCAACGGCGACCCTAGAGAAGTGCTGCACCCGTTTAACTTTGGGCAAGTAAGTCAGATAACATTTGCACAGGCGCAAGCGTTGCAGTCGATGGTACAACAAGCCACAGGCGCTATTGACTCTGCCGGACTCGGTGGTGCTAGCAACGGTGAAGCTACAGCCTCTGGCATCTCTATGGGCTTAGGTGCTATCATCAAGCGACACAAGCGAACGCTAATCAACTTCCAAGAGAGTTTCTTAATACCGTTTGTTGAAAAAGCAGCCTACCGCTACATGCAGTTTGATCCTGAAAACTACCCCGTTGCTGACTACCGATTTGATGCTACATCGACGCTAGGTATTATCGCAAGAGAGTATGAAGTGACTCAACTGGTACAACTACTACAAACCATGCAACAAGATAGCCCGCTGTATCCTGTGCTGGTTCAATCAATCATTGACAACATGAATCTGTCGAATCGTGAAGAGTTGATTGCATTGCTTCAGAAAGCGGCACAGCCAGACCCACAGGCTCAGCAGATGCAGCAGATGGCAGCACAAGCTCAGATGGAGTTTCAGCAAGCGCAGACTGCGGCACTACAAGGACAAGCTCAAGAGTCTATGGCACGTGCGCAAAAGATTGGTGTTGAAGCGCAAGTTATTCCACAAGAGTTGGAGATTGATAAACTCAAAGCAATCACAACAAACATACGGCAGGGTGAAGAAGACGATAAAGAGTTTGAGCGTAGGTTAAAGATTGCTGATACGTTGCTTAAAGAACGTGACCTAGACATTAAAGAGAAGAACGTCCAACTACAAGGGAATAGACAAAATGGTAACGCAGCAGCAGCTCAACAAAATACTGGAGGAGATCAACAGCAGTTACAGCAAGCTCTTTCAGCGGTTGGCGGATTTGGAGGGCAAGGTTAATGAGCAAGACGAAAGACTCCAGGTTGGAGAGAGCCGGAGTAAGCGGCTACAACAAACCAAAGCGAACACCAAACCATCCTAAGAAGTCGCACGTAGTTGTGGCTAAAGAAGGTGACAGTGTTAAAACCATACGCTTTGGCGAGCAAGGTGCAAGCACAGCTGGTAAACCCAAAGCCGGTGAGTCTGAGGCGATGAAGAAGAAGCGTAAGTCGTTTAAAGCACGACACGCCTCTAACATCTCTAAAGGTAAAATGAGTGCAGCGTATTGGGCTGACAAGGTAAAATGGTAACTAAAAACGGAGATAAACTATGCCAATGGTAAACGGAAAATCATACTCATACACCACTAAGGGCAAAGCAGCAGCAAAGAAGGCGGCGGCTAAGTCTGGCGGTAAGATGACTAAAGCTAAGAAGCGTAAATAATACCACAAAATAGTGCTTGACTTTTGCTAGATTGTGTGATATAATCTACACTCATAAAATACTAACTGTCCCATAAGGAGAAACAGTGAACAACGAAACTGAGCTTTACTTCCGCCACTTAAACGAAATGTTCCGTACAGAGGGTTGGCAAATCTTCTTAGACGACATTAAGCAAGGTGCGGTCAGCGTCAACTCTATCGAGCTGGCAAAAGACGAGCAAGACCTCTACTTCCGTAAAGGACAACTTGCAGTTATGGCTAACCTCTTAAACATCGAAGCTCAAGTTGCAGCGGCTCAAGCCGAAGCGGAAGCTGATGATGCTGAAGCTGTTTGATTTTAAATGCTCTGACGGGCATTACACAGAACACTTAGTCGAGGATAGCGTCACAAGTATTAGGTGCGCTTGTGGCGTTGAATCAACTAGGGTGATATCTCCTGTTAAGACTGTACTAGATCACATCAGCGGGGACTTCCCTGGCGC